GTGGACGCGGTGCAAGCGTGCCGGGAGTCGCACGAGGCGTGGCACCGTGGCCACCCTGAACTCGGGGACGCGGCCAAGGGCGATCGGTTGGCTATGTACGTGCCCGAAGAAGTTGAGGATGCGGGCGGGGCCGATCTGCTCGCGTCCTATGCGGAACACTGCGACGAGCGGCGGCGAAATCCGCAAGAGGGCGACGTCCCGGCGGCCTTGCTGGGGCGATGCGCCGAGCACGCCACCCGGGCGGCGCTTGCGCTGGCTATCCTCCGCTGCGAGTGGCCTGCGTGGCCGACCGTAACCGAGCAGGTTGCGCGCGCGGCTATCCGGGTTGTCGAGGCTTCGGCTTGGACGATCGCGCGCAGCCTGCGCGACCACAGAGCGCCAGCATGGGACGACGTTGCGGGGCGCGTGGCCTACGTCGAGTCGGCCATGCGCCGGCTGTCCGACGATCTGGGGTGGGTGCCGCGCTCGGAACTTCTGCGGGCCTGCCGCAACCTTGACGCCGATGCGCTTGACCGAACGCTGGCGCGGCTGATCGATGAGGGAGGCGTTGAGGCTGAGAAGACGCCAAAGGCGAAGGCGGGACGCCCGTCGACGCGCTTGCGCCTGACGTGAGCTTCGGGTAGCCTAGCAGAGGTCGCGGCAGGTGGAATAATTATTTCCTTCCTTCCCGACCCCTACACCAACGCGTTTTTTCGCGTGTTGGGGTAAGGAAGGAAGGAATTAATCGGAATTGTCAATTCCGATGGATAAGTGTTTTTTCAACTAGACCACATCGCCGCAGCGCCGCATTGCAACGCGACGAACGCAAACTGGCGCGCCTGCTCGGAGGGGGTAATTCTTTCCTGGGCGGCATGGGAAAGAATGGGAAAAAACCCCCGGCGGACGGCCAGCGAAGGAAATTCGGATGACCAAGGCGGAAAAAAAGCGCCATACCTCGGCTCTGCTGGCGCGCTACAGGCTGGGTGAGACTGTCACGGGAGAGGATGACGTCTGGCTTCGTGATCTGATCACCGCGCACCCCGACTACCCGCAGAAGTTTGGCGCAGGGGTTGCGCGGTTCTTTGTCGACAGCGACGGCCGCTACGGTGGGCGGAGCGTGTGGTTCGAATCGATCTGCGGCATCGTTGACAACTTTTCAACCGGTCGGTGCATTGACGGGATGCCGCCGCTGCGGACGCGGCTGATCCGAGCATGCCGGGCGGCAATCGATCCCGACCTACATGCGTTCAAACTGGCGCGCTTCGATGGGCAAGAGTGGGCGACGTGCGAGGAAACCGGCGAGCCGCTGCATTGGAGCGATGCGCACGTTGACCACATCTACCCGCTTGTTTTGCTGGCGGGTGCATGGATCGACGAGCGGCCGCACTTGGGGATCGATGATCTGGCAAAGGACCGGCCGGGCGCCGTGGGCGACTCGTTCGCCGATCATGGCATCGCAGCGGAATTTCGCGCCCACCACGACAAGCACGCAAGGCTGCGACTTGTTTCGGCAAGGGTGAACCTGTCGAAGGGCGCGAAGGTGAAGCTCAAGCAATCGTGAGCAATGCCCCGGCCGTGCAGATCGGGCTGGACGCGGTGCGGGGCTTGTGCGAGGCTGGACCGACGACGACGTCGAGCCCCCTCGCGTTTGTTGTGCGCCATCGGTTCCTCACGCGCCAAAGGACACCATGAGCGTCTACTACTACGTCAAGTGCAACGACTGTCGCCGGTACGTCGGCGCGGTGGCGACCTATGCTGCGGCAGCCGTTGGCGAACGCTATCCCGGGCCCATGGACGACTACAGGTTGCGCCAGTTTCTCGTCCACCATTGCGGACACTCGATCGCAAGCGTCGTTGAAACGGACGATGATCTGGTGTCATTCGTTGACGTCGAGGACGAATAGCCGCACCGATCGTTGCGCGCGCGCCTGCGCGGTGCTACGACGTGCGGGCAAGCAGAAAAACGGCAGGCGATGGGGGCATGGTGCCCCCGTCGTCGTTTGTGGTAGCCTGACTCTGGTTTCAGTGCAAAAACAGGAAGCGTGCCAATATGGCCAAGTTTCAGAAAGGGCAGAGCGGCAATCCTTCCGGGCGCCCGAAGCTCCCTCCCGGTGTGATGACGAGGGCTGAGACGGTCGCCGCGTTGGCGGCGCTTGTGCCTGCTGCAATCGAAGCGCTGGCCTCGTGCTTTGCGTCGGCGGACGAGAAGGTCCGCCTGCGCGCGGCCGAGCTCGTCCTTGAGCGCCACCTCGGCAAGGTCGCCGAAGCGCAGCCGGCGCCGTCCGACGAAGGCAAGGTCGACACGGTTGATTTCGTGCCGGCGGTGGTCACGTCGACGGCGGCCGAGTGATTGACGATGAGGCGCAGTCGGGACGCTACTCGGTCGGGCTCGACGATGATCTTATCATGCTCGTGATCGACGGGGAGCGCTCCGTCGTGCGCGTGCGCCTACCGGCCGACGAGGCGCGGCGACTGGTGACGCTGGTGCTCGCCGCGTGCGACATTGTCGAGGCCGCCGACGTCGACGAGATGGTCGGTGGGTGGAGATCGTGACCGTTGCCCCCTCGCGCGGTGTTGCCCAATTCGGACAACGACACCTGCAAGTGTTGGCCGACCGTGGCCCCGGCGTGCGCGTCGTCTCGGGCGGGTATGGCAGCGGCAAGACGAGCCTCGGCGTCGCGTTCTTGCTCGATCTGGGGCTGCGGGAGGGGCATGCCGGCCCGATCCTCGGGTGCGAGCCGACGTACCCCATGGTCCGCGACGTGATGGAGCGGAGCATTGCCGAGAACCTTGACCGCTGGGGCGTTCCGTTCAAGCACTGGAAGCAGGCCCACGTTTTCGAGATCGGGCGGGCGCGAAAGTTTGAGGTGTGGTGCCGTTCGCTCGACCGACCGCGCAGCACCGAAGGGATCAACGCAATCGGTGCTTGGATCGACGAATGGGAGCTGTGCGACGTCGAGGCGCTCGTCCCGGCCATGCAGCGCGTGCGTGTCGGTGGCGCGCTTGAAACCCTGCTCACCGGGACGCCCGAAGGCTTTGGCACGGCGTACGATCTGATCCTCGCCAAGCCCGCGCCGACGACGAGGGCGTACATCATCCGCACGTCGGATAACCCGTTCCTTCCGTCGAGCTACATCGAAGACTCGCGCGCGCGCCTCGGGACCGACGAAGCGATCAGCGAGAAGCTCGAAGGCGTGCGCACCGCTCGCGGTGGCCGCGTCTATGCGCGGTTCAGCCGGCAGGTGCACGCGGTGGCGCCGCGCGTCGTCAAGCCGGGGCGTGGGCGCATCGCCATCGGCTGCGACTTCAACGTGCGCAACATGCAATGGGTCGTGGCCGAGATCGACGACGACAAGCGCGTGGCCCACGTCGTCGGTGAGGTGATCAAGGACGGCGGGACGACCACGGACGAGCACGCCGAACGCGTGGCCGCGTGGATCGGGCGCTACCTGGAGCGCACGCGTGGCAGGAGGTACAGCCGCGACGAGATCGCAAAGATGCGGATCAGCGCCTACGTCGACGCCAGCGGGACTGCGCTCAAGTCGACGTCGTCGCTGAGCGACGTCCACCTGCTTCTACAGGCTGGCTTTAGGCCTGTGCATGGCACCCGCAATCCAGCCGTCAAGGATCGCGTCAACACGCTGAACGTCCTCTTCCGCGACAGGCGCGTCACCGTCGACGGCGACGCATGCCCGACGTTGATCAAGGCGCTCGAAACGCAGGCTTACGACCGCAGCGGCGAGCCAGAGAAGAGGGCGGGCGACAAGGACCAATCCCACATCGTCGACGCGCTCGGGTACTTGGCGCACTGGCAGTGGCCCGTGCATCGGCAGGGCGGCACGACGACGACAGCGAGCGCGCACGCGACGGACGAGTGGGGGATCGTGGGATGATCGTGCCGGCGCTTACATAAGCGCCACGAACGCGGTAGGATCGACCCATGATCAATGTCAATTCCGCGTCCGATGCCGTCGTCGAGCAGATCAAGAAAGACGCGGGCGTGTGGCAGCCGGACCAGCTGCGCGACCTCCTGAGCGTCGGTCGACGACAGCGCGCGGCGGACTACGACAGCGTCGTGCGAGGTATCGCCCAACGGTATGCGGGCGACCAGCAAGCGCTGATCCGTGGGGCGTTGGAGAAGGCTTACCCGCGCACTGGATCGAAGATGCCGATCGATCCTGTCAATTGGCTGCGCTTCTTCGCGCGGCAAGACAGCGGCGTTTATCAGCAACCGGCGAAACGCGAACTTGTCGAGGGCGAGGATGGCGCACCGCTCGATCCCGCCGACCCGCGCGCGGTCGCGTTCGCTGAGGCCCTCGACGACATTGCGGTGGACGTCCTCATGCCCGAGGCCGAACGCCGGGCGGCATCGGGCGCGCGTGCGTGCGTTGTGCTGCTCGGATACCAAAAGATCGGCATGGACGATCCCGGCGAGTGCGCGGCGCACTTGTATTGGCCCCACGACGTCGTCACGATCGCGCATCACTCCGCTCCATCGGAGGACGAAGCGCTTTGGTTCATCGCGCTTCGACAGGCGAGGGATTCGTCGAAGGACGCGGCCGATGTGTGGTGGGTGTGGTCGCGTGAGTTTGTCGAGGACGACGCCGGGGCGCTCGTGCGCTTCGGCCCGTGGACGCATCGACGTGTGAGCGAAGACAGCCTGCGCTCGTCGGCGACGGAGACATACGAAGGCATCCTCCCGATCGCATTCTTGCGCACCGAAGCGCCGTCCGGTGGCTTCTGGCCCGAACCCGATCGAGACGTCAGCTTGAACGTCGACAACCTGAACGTGTCGCGCAGCAACCGCCAACACGTCGTGAACATGCAGGCCCACGCGCAGGCGATCTATTCGGGCATCACGCGAGAGACGAAGGAACTTGTCGGCGGACCCGATAGCGTGATTGCGATCGGCAATGGCGAGTCGATGCAATACCTCACGCCATCGGCGGACCACGCCGCGATCGAGGCATCGGCGACGCGCGATCTGCAAGAGCTTGGCGTAAGTCGCGGCAACAGCCCCGACGCCTACGCCGTGACGCCTGGCGCGCCGCAGTCGGGCGTGGCGAAAATCATCGCCAACGCACCGCACGACCAGCGCATCGCCGAACAGCGCCCGATCTTCGAGGATTTCGAGGAGTCCGATTTGTTGCCGATCGTGATCGATCTCCTCGAACGCTTCTCGCCCAACGCACCCGCAAACTTCGGTGGCGCGCTCCCCTCGGTCACGTTGTCGCAGGCGAAGTCGTACGAGGACGACGCGAGCAAAACGCAGCGCGTGCTTGACCTACTCGCCGCCAAGATCATCGACGAAGCGGACGCGCGCGTGATGCTTGGCCTGTCGTCGTCGAGGGCCGATGCGCAGTCGTACCTTGAGCAGTCGCGCGCGCCGGCAATGGGCGCGCCGCGTCTTGTGGGTGCACTCACCGCGTCGCCCTTCGCGTCGGTGCGGGAGACGTCCGCGTCGTCGGGGAATGAGTGAGCGGCGCCGATCTTGCCGGGCCCGTCGCCGACGCAGCGATCGAGGATCTGCGCGCGTTGGCGTCGGTGCTTGAGCGCGATCTGCTGCGCATCCTTCTGCAACTCGACACGCAACCGGGGGAGGACTCGCTTGTCCGACGACAGGGTCAAACAGCCGCCGCCGTCTACCGACAAATCGTCTCCCGTCTTGAGCAAGAAGGCGCGACGATTGCGAGCGTCACGGGTGCGCGCGCTCTTCAGGCGGTTGAAGCCGTCGTCGGTGCTCCGCCTGCTGCGCTTCCGCTCGACGTCCGACGAGAACTAGATCAGATCGTGTCGGCGCAAGTCGCCGACGTCGTCAGGGTCTTCGGCGACTCCGCGGATCTGATTCGTCGTGCCGCACAACAAGGCATCGCATCGGGCGGCTCGCTTGGCGAGATCGTAGCGATGGTGCAAGAGCAGATGCGAACGACGTGGTTTCGTGCGCAGTCCGCCGTCGACGCCGCGATCATGGCGACCGGCCGGCGGTCAGTGATTGCGGACGCGGCCGCCGCAGAAGCGGAGGGCGTCGACCTGGTCTACCTGTATGTCGGCCCACGCGACGGCAAGAATCGGCCCTTCTGCGCGCAATGGGTCGGCAAAGCCGTCCTCGATCCGTCGACGATGGACAACGGACAGAAACTGCCCGTCGAGGACTACTGCGGCGGCTACAATTGCCGGCATTCGTGGGCGCCCACGATCACGTCGACGGCGATCGAGAGCGGGTATCGTATCCACGACACGTCGGGCGCCACGCCCGTCGACGTCACCGAACGGCTGCGCGCACAAGGGGGATGACATGGGCGTCACGATCACACGTCGAGGAAGGCCGCCACGTTTCGACGCGAATCGCATCGCGACGATCATCAAGGGCGTTGTGCCCGGCATGATCTTGGAGCGCTCCAACAAGGGCGTGGACATCAACGGGCAGCAATTCGCCGCCTACTCTCGACGCTATCAGCGCAAGCTAAGGCGCATGGGCGAAGATCCCAAGGTCGATCTGCGCCTGAGTGGCGGCATGCTAAACTCCGTCAAGGCACGCGGCGCCACACTTCGCGCCGACTCCGTCGAGGTCACGATCGCGCCCGACACCGGAACGTCGCCGCAGTATCGAGCACCATCGGAGCGACGGGCATTGCGACAGGCCGGGCTCGTCGAGGGACGCTTCGGACAGACTGCTGTGTCGAAGGTGCTTCGTCGGGGCGAGGAATCCAAGCTGCAAAAGTCGCTGGCATATGAGTCCGGCGCACGTCGAATCGCCACCGGCAAGCAGAGTCCGCCCCACAACGTCGTCGGGTATTGGCTCCACTACGGCACGAAGACAATCAAGCCCCGGCCGTGGATGGGCCTTACGCCGCAGCAATACGGAAAGCTCGTGCGCGAAATCGCGAGGATTTGTTGGCGTTGACGCCTATGTAAGCCGCGCTGTAGGATCGTGCATATGACCACCACCTCCGCCCTTGAGGGCGCGCCCAACTCTCCCGCGCCGGCCGATGCCGGCAACGCCCCCGCGTCGTCGACGGAGGCCGTCGAAGACCTCGCCGCGCTGCGCGCTGCCGCTGCTGAGCTTGCAGCGCTGAAGGCGGAAGGCGCCGCCGCGCGCAAGGCCGACCGCGACGCGAGGAAGAAGGCACAGGAAGAAGCCGAACGCGCGGGCGAACTCGCCAAAGCGCTCGAAACTGCAAAGTCGCGCCTCGCCGAACTCGAAGGGCTCGAACCCCTCGCCCACCGCTGGCGCGCCCACGAAGAGAGCGAAGTAAAGCGCCTCGACGCGGAAGCCGCTGCGCTGCCTGAGGCGATCCGTGCGCTCTACGCCGATGCCGGGTCTATCGAGACGAAGGCAAAGGTCTTGGCCGCGTTCCGCGCGGCTCCTGCTTCGCCTGGCGCGGCACCGCCTAAGGCAGTCGGCGCGCCTCCCGCGCTCGGCGCCCCTCCGGGGGTGTCGACGCCGGACATTGAAGCAGCCCTCGCCGATCCAAGCGGCAAGAAGTTGGCAGAAATCAAGGCCCGCGATCCTAACGCCGTCTCGTCGTTTTTCTCTTCGTTGCTCGGCCCCCGCGGGCAAACAAATTCCCTTGGCGTCGGGCGCTTTGCCCGCCCGACCAAGGCGCCCAACGCCTAACGCGGTCTAGCACCGCACCGAGGAAATCATGGCCGTTACGTCGTCCACCACCGTTGCCAACTGGCTCCTTTCCGAAGTTATGTCCCAGATGGCGCTCGACCCGCTTCGCGGGAAGTACGCGCTGCTTCCGATGATCAATCAGGCGTCGATCGCCGGCGGATCGACCAAGGTCCGAAAGATTCGCAAGAAGAATGCGCTTTCCTCCGCCGTCGACGACACCGAAGCGCTCGCGTTCAGCAATCCCGCCACCTACAGCGTCGCGTCGAACATCTCGATCCAGCCGACGACCAAGGTGCAGGGCGTGCAGCTCACGTCGGACGCGATCGAACTCGCGCTGCCGGGCGTGTCGCGTGATCAGGTAATCGCCGCGATTCAGTCGGGCTCGTCCGCCGCGCTCCCGCTCGTGCGCGATTCGATGGCGGAAGTCATGCAGGCTCACTATCTGCGCGCCGAGACGGACGCACTGGGCCTCTTCTCGGGCCTTTCGGGCTCGTCGGGCACGACCAACACAGCGCTTTCGTTCGCGACGATGCTGGATTCGCTCACGAAGCTCCTGAGCAACAACGTTGAGAGCGAAGACCTGGTGTTCATGCTCGAAGAGAAGGGCGTGGGCGACCTGCGCGCGCTCGCGATTGCGGGCTCGGGTGCGCCGCTGTCGGCGATCTTCGGCGGCTCGACGGCCGACGTCAGCTTTTTCAACCACCGCCCCGACGCCTCGCGCGTTGGCTACCGTGGTTCGTTCGCGGGCGTCCCGATCTACGCGGCGAACAAGGCTGTCATGGCGACCGCCAACGCGACCGTCGACCGTGTCGCCGCGCTGATCGTCGCCGGCCGTGGCGAGACTGGCGCGCCGGGCAGCGTGCGCGGCTTCGCCGAACTGACGGAGCGCTACGCGCCATCGCTCGGTTTCCAGTACGACCTCGCCGACGACACGCTTCTCGCGGTTGGTCGTTGGTGCTGGGCTGTCGGCGAGCACACCGACGAGCACGGCATCAAGATCATCTACAAGGCGGCCTGATAGCCGTCGAAAGAGAGGGGCCGCAATTGGGCGGCCCCTCTTTTCTTTCCCTCATGCGAGGCGCGCACACGTGAAGCGAACGATCAAGCTGAAGTCGATCAAGGATTCCAACATCGTCGAATTCGTCGACGGTGGCGTGGACAAAGAAGGCGAGCCCACCGGGCAGCGTCAGGCCCTTTCGCGCGTGCTCGGTAAGCGCGTCGCCGTGACACTTGACGGGAAGGAATCAAACCTTCCGATCTTCCTCGTGCATCACGTCGGAGAATGGACGCTCTTTACCGGCGAGACGATGCCGACGTCAGACGCTTTCGTCTCCTTCGAGCAGGACGTGATCCACCGCGATCACAGCGAAGCGATGCTTGAGCGTTGGTCGAAGGCGCAAGCCCAATTCATCGCCGAATCCGTCGAGTCTCGCCGGCAGGCCGAGAAGCGATTGGAGAACGAACAGGCGACCGCACTTGCCGGCACGATGCGCGACATGATGCGCGCCTACTCCAACGCGACGCCAGCCAACGGAAAGAGGGCCGCGAATGTCTAACGGTGAGATCAAACCCGCTGTCGTCGACAAAGTCGCCGAACAGATCAAGAAATCCTCCCCCTCCCTTTCCTCCGAACAGGCGCGCAAGATCGCTCGCGAGTCTGCGGAGCGCATCAACCGTGAACGCCGCGAAGGCGGCAAGTAAATAGGAGCTAGATCATGTCCCTTGCTGCACTGAACACCGGCGGAACCCACAACACCCTGCTCGTCGACGTCGACGACGCGACCGGCTTTGCGATCACCGTCGCTGCGTCGGCGACGCCGCAGCCGATCCTCAACGCGCTCTTCACTGAAAAGAAAAACACGACCGGAGGCGGAATTACGTTTGCCGTCGGTACCGGCGTCGCCACCGTCGCTACGCCGGCCGGCTGCGGCCGTTACCTCGTTTTTGCCAATGTCGGCGACTCGATTGGTGTCAACGCCGCGTTCCACAACATTCAGGTTTACGCGAAGGAGGCCGGCGTCGCTGCGGCGGCCAAGGGCGCGAAGGCGCACAAGACCGAGGGCGCTGCGGCTGCTCGCGGTAGCGTCGGTTGCGCGCACGCCATCGTCGACCTGTCGGCCGTCGGCGACACCTGCGAAGTGCGCCTTGGTGTGCAGACGAACGGCAACGCGATCACCATCCGTAGCGCCACGTTTTGCATGGTCAAGATTGGCGAAGTCTGATCGCTCGTGAATGACGAGGCGCCCCCGTCGTGATAGACCGACGGGGGCGCTTTTCTTGAGGTGACCCCATGGCCGTCCGTATCGCAGACACCGTCCGCAATTCTCGCATCGACGCGATCCGCGTCGCCATCGACGCTGGCGCCGGCGCCGGCCTGCTCCGCATCTACAGCGGCGCGAAGCCGGCGAAGGGCGGCACGCCCGCCGGCACGTTGCTCGCCGAACTGACTTGCGCCGACCCGTGCGGATCGTCGTCGTCGGGCGTGCTCACGTTCACCGTGCCGTTCTCCGACACGAGCGCAAACGCGACGGGCACCGCCGCGTTTTTTTATCTGACCGACTCGACGGGCGCGTTCGTCGCCGACGGCGACTGCGGCACCTCGGGCAGCGACCTCAATTTGACGACGCTGTCGATCGTCGCAACGCAGCCGGTGCAGGTCACCTCGCTCACGATCACCGATGGGAACGTCTGATGTCCGTCGTCGTCGATCCGCAGACGAACCTCGGCCACTCATCGTGGTCGTTGACGTCGGCGCCGGCGGGCGAGGCCGACGCGGCTAGCAAAGTCTTCTGGCGGTGCGACGCCTGCGGCGTCATCGTCGGATTCTGGCGTGCTGGTCATGGGTCCACGCCGACGTCCGACGAGATGGCGCCGCCCGACGACGTCGGCGCGTATTCTGGCCAATTATGCAAATGATACGACGAGGGCGACGATGGCGAACGTAATCGCAAACCGCAGCACGCACGCGGGCAAGCTCGAACGATGGCTCGGCAAGGATCAAGTCGAGCAAATCTCGACGTCAATGCGCGAATGGTACGGGCGCAAGCCGATTCTGATCGGCGGCGTGCCTGGAGCGGGCGGCGTATGGTGCGGGCGCGGCGGTGACTTCGTCGGGACCATCGACGGCGGCGACTTCGTCGGCCTCGCTGAACGCTGCGTCGAGCGCGTCGACCATGCCATCGCGAAGATCGCCAACCGTCATCGGATGCACGGGTTCTCGTCGTTGTCGGACCTGATCAACGAAGTCTCGAACTTTGGGAAGCGTAGGGATTTCACGTTTTCGAAGACGGGGACGACGGCGGCGGCGGGCGGCACCAATTCTTTTTGGCGCGTCGGCGCCTACCCGCCGGCGGCGAACGCCGCGAGCAACGCACCCGGTGGCAATGTCTGCCTCGACTCGACGCAGGGCGCGTTCTTCTTCACAAACCCCTCGTCGCCTGACACGCAGCACTTTGTGCGCGCCGACATCATGTCGACCAACGCACCGCGATCGATCCTGCTTTACGATCGTCTTTTCGAGGTCAACAAGACGATGGCGTCGACGACGACGGAGGCCGTTTCCGGCGTCCCGACCCGCTACCAAAACACCGCCGATGGCCAGCCCGATTCGGCCGATGGCAATTTTCTTGCGATCGAGATCCAAGCGGCGCTCGGCGCGACCGCTCACAACTGGACCGTTTGCACCTACACCGACCACAACGGCAACGCGGCGACGCTGCCATCCGTGACCGGCAACGTATCGGGCATCATCAACCGTCTCGACCATAACAGCAATCAATGGTTTTGCCCGCTCGCCACCGGCGATACCGGGATCCGCACGCTAACCCAGATGCAGTGTAGCGCCAGCGTGACGGGCACGGTGGCGTTCTTCATTGGGCACCCGATCGCGTGGCTGCCGTGCATCGCCACGAACATGCTCACGATCGTCGACGGGATCAACACCGCATTCAATTTGACAAGGATCTTCGACGACGCGGCGCTTGCGTTCCTAGACGTCCTGCCGGCGTCGACAACCGCGCCAACGATCAACGGGATGTTCGCCACGGCGTCGGGCTGATCACGACGTAGGAGGTCGAAGCCGTGCATCAGATATCCGGCAACGGCCTCGTCGTTCGGTCGTGGGCGCAGACGCAGTGGGCGACCAAGCCCACCAACCATGATCCGAATCCGCCGATCAATCTCGAGGAGTCGAGCGCGATCACGCTCGGCAACGCGGTTGCCAGCGGCAGCGCGACAGTCGGCGCCGGGGGCGTCACCGGTACCGGCGCCGTCACCCTCGACACCGTCGTCGTCGCGGGATCGGGTAAGCAGACACACACCGCGACGGGCGCGGTCACGCTCGGGACGGTCACGGTCGCGGGTGCTGCGTCACCTGTGGACGTCGGTAGCGGTGCGATCACGCTCGGGACGGTCACGGTGGCCGGCGCGGGCGACGTCGGGTCCGCGACCACCGCGACGGGTGCGATCACACTCGGGGGCGTCACGCTGGCCGGGAGCGGACGGCAAACGCACGTCGCGTCGGGCGCCCTCGCCCTCGGCGCTGTAACGGTCGCAGGCGCAGGATCGCCGGTCGACGCGGCGTCTGGGGCGGTCACGCTTGGCGCTGCTGCCGTGGCCGGCGTGGGTGCGTCCACGCACCTGGCGTCGGGTGCGGTGACGCTGGGCGCCGTGACGGTCGCGGGCGCCGGGCGACAGACGCACATTGCATCGGGCACCCTTGCCCTTGGCGCCGTGGCGTTCGCGGGCGTCGGTACTGCGGGCAATCCAACCGCCACGGCGTCGATCACGCTCGACGGTGTGGCGCTGTCGGGTGCGTTCGAGATCGCATCGATCATCCGCACGCGGCCGCGTCAACTTTCGTCCCTGCTCTGGACGACGCGAACG